TTGATAAGGGAAAAACTATTAGTTTAAAATTGCTGGGTGTTGTCTGTCCACCGTAAACGTCATGAAGTTTTAGAGTTGCTTTGAAGGTACTTGAATTTAGATCGAGTATTGAGCCAGTTAGAGCCCTGAGCGGATCTAAATTAAACTTTATCAATACCCTGCTTATCTCAATAGGGTTTTCTACCGATCCTGAAGTTGACTCTCCGTAGAGCTTGTACAAGTCTAGGGTCGATGCCATTCCAACATTTGCATCTGTGGCACGAAAACTATTTTTGACAATTTTATTTGTAATATAAGTGTCTTTACTAGCTGTTAATATTCTATACATTTTTTATACTACCTTACAGTCCCAACTATATCATCTTTAGGATATTTTACTTCAAATATACCCCCGGGCGGAGCTATAATCATGCCCCTGTTAGTATTAGCCTTGAGGGGCCATGAGACCTCGCTGTAAATATTATCTCCAGAAAATCCCGTCTTATTTACAAATGCTAAATCAACAAGAGAAACAACATCTTGTGTGTTTAAGATGATATTGACGATGTCTGATTTTATAATTGGTTGCTCTATTTGAAAATTTTCTACCCTCATGTAAGTTGATATTGAATTATTTATTTTCTGAACTACTGTTTCGGGATTACAATTTCCTGAAACTGTCACCCCGTAATTTATACCAACATTTATAACAGGGGCATCAACAATATCAATCGCATCAGATATTAGTCTTGATTCGTTTATAAAAGTTTCAAGATTTTTCTTAAGTGAATCCGGAGATACAGAGAGCTTTCCATCACTGTCTCTGCTCAATATTGCCACAACACTGGCTAGCGGATTGTTTGGATTACTCCTTATTCCAACTCTAAAAACTCTTCCAAATTTAGTAGGCATTGTATAAATTCTGGCTATGAGATCTTCCTTAGTCACAACTCTAGATTGAGAATTTCTATAGGCAATTGCTATGGCTCTCATCTCGTTTAAAGTTGGGGGATTTTCCCCTCCGGCGGCAGCTATTTCATTATTAACTTCGACAGAGGACCTTATCGAAGAGATGTCAGAAGCAGAGACACTAGTTCCAAATTTTGTCTTAAGATTGTTAATATTTCTAATAGAGCCTGCTGATACGTTATGTTTAATGCCCCCACCAGACCTATACCTGACAGTAATAGTGGTATTCTGAGGAGAGATTCCTAAAGTAAGTGTATTCATTAGCCTGTTGGGATCTATTGCAAATGTTGATCTTTTTCCGTAGAATGGAACTGAGAGGTCTGATGGGTCTGGCATCAAATCATTGTCTGTTGATAAAGCGCTGCCACCTCCAAACTGTATCTGAGTCTTTTTAGACGTAATAGATGTAGAGGTAATAAATCTTCTAGGGGCAGGAATTAGCTCTATGTTCTCACCAACCGAATCAGCATCATAAGCAAGATTATCAACTCTTTTAAAAACGGTATCCTGTGTTAAACTTTCAACTTCATAATATTCATTACCCTCTGAGTCTACTACTTCAACTATTTCAGTTACGTTTGCATTGGACAGAGTTAGCTGTCTAAAAGATTCAAATCTATTTGGTATGACGAACTGTTCTTTCTGTGTTGTCGATGATATACACATTCCTGACAACTTGACTGAGAATGTGGTCGGGTTCCCGGCTGTGTCTGACTTCATTGTGACAAAAGACGCGGCCAGGGAGCCATTGGTAGTCTTTGAAAAATCTAGCTCCTCGTAAAGTGTAAATACAACTCCCCCACCTGAAGATACTGTGGTTCCTTCTTTTATAACAGGTAGAAGGTTTTTTGCTGGTTGATAGAGGCCCCCTGCTGTAAGCTCAGCTGGGACTTCAATATAAAAGTCTACACGAACAGTTGCAGGTGAAGCTCCTGTAACTTTTATCCCTGTGTTTCTTATAAGCCTCTCGACATTTCCTGGCTCAACAGCTTCAGTAAGGTCTAGCTCTTGAAACTGATGATCCATATAGTAAGAAAGTGAATCTCCGACAAACGCTGCCAGCTCTATCATCATTCCAGCAAACCCGTTGGGTCCAAAATCGGCATTCTTATCACTAAAGAAAGTTCTTCCGTACGCAGCAAGCGAAGCTCTAAAAGAATCAAAGTCTCTATTTAGATAACTTCTCTGTGCCTCTCTGATTGATCTAACGGTATTTTTTTTATTATTTGACATTTAAACTCTCACATATAAATTACAGAAGCATAAACGACACGTTTAACTTTCTTCCGGAAAAACTCACAGTAGAAGTTGAAACACTATAGCCTATTTCCAGGTCAAGCCTTAGCATTCCAGGATCGTCGTCCTCAACAAGCCTTGAGGCAAAAGTTTGAAGCTGAATAAACGGCATATACTGCGTTACAGCAGCCTGAATTCTATCCATAGCTGC